AAAATTATTTCGGTTCTTCCACATCCACTCGCCACACAATTCCCATTCATCATCTTTCAAAGAGATAGTACAAGACACGTTATGGGTGTTCTGGCCTTCTCTGTGGCCCGTAGCAACCCATTCAGTGTTAAAACGTCCTACCCTATTAAGTAAGTCCAAAGGACTCTCTGTGCGTAAAATAGAGCCTTCTGGAGCTTTCTGTGGTATTTCGATAACTGCCTGAGCATCTGGGTTGAAATACTCGTCCTCGACTAACTCAGGATGATTCTCTACTAGATAACCATACAATGCTTCATTCTTACCTACACGTTGTCTACGGATATAGTAGTCATTATGCCAAGCATGGATGCCACTAGACGTACCTAACACACAACTAGAAGTACCTGATGGTTTTACTGTAGTGCATCGGGAAGACTTGTTGATACCGATTAGTTCAGCTACACGTTCATTCTCTTTCAAGACCTCATTAGCAGCTTCTTCTAAGTCATACTGTAGGATAGTACCACTACCGATACCTGTCTGACCTACACCAATCAAAGCATCACGCTCTGTAGTCTCACGCCAAATGTCACGTAAGTAATGGAAGTCTGTATAACCAGCTTGTAATGTACCAATAAGAGCAGCAGCACGACTACGTGCATTTAAGTCTTCTTGAGATGAAATATCTGATACATTTAGTTCACATAAGTTGCAAAATTGAAAGGGGCGTAATGCGATCTCGCAGCACGGGTTCGAGCCCCAATCCTTATCATTACTGAAGTAAACTCCCGGCTCTCCACTGCCCGAAAGCTCAACACGTTTCCATAACTTCTCAAAGTCTTGTTTAGTTGCTCGGTGACGTAGGATAACAGCAGAGTTATTTGCTCGGCCTCGCTGTGGATTCTCTTCCCACCAGTTGCCAGCTTTACAACCTAACATTGAATTGTCGTCCATACTGAACAAAGAAATAAGAGCTGCCCTACGGATACCACCAGCCAACACTGCATCAGCAATATAGCACATCATATCATGCACTTCTAAGGTAGTCAGTTGGCGACCTACAGCGTTGTCTAAGACGCTTCGTAGGTTGTGTATACAGTCCTTAAGCGGCTGAGGGCCTGGGGCTTTTCCGCCTGATGTAATCAACAGAGCGCCCTTAGGACGTATGTCACGATAGTCGAACTCTACATTCATAAGGCCATTAAAGTATGCTTCCATAAGCACCTTAACTGCGTCTGCCCATCCTTCAATATTGTCAGATACTAAGAATCTACGCTTACGTTTCTTAACGCCACGTACTTCTGGTAGATTGCGTACATGATGGCGTTGTACTGAGTACCCTACACCTGTGCCTCCCAACAGCAAGAACATTGTCTCACTGAATGCTTCTATGGCATCAACAGGTAAGTAAGCACAATTAAAAATACGATTAGGGGCAAGCTCAATAGGAGCACCACCAAATTGTAAACTACGCATACTAGGAAGAACTTTCTTTTCGTAGACATACTTGTAAGCTCCTTCTATCTCCTCTGCTATCTTAGGATACTTGCGTAAGTGCATTTCTTTGTTACGTGTAACCAGCTCTTCCCACGTTTCCCTACGTTGCACTTCGGGGATATATTTAGCGTACTTACTGAATACAGTAATGTTTGACAAAATTTTGTTGCTGGTTTCTAGTTTAGTTTCATTCATTGCAGTAAGTCTACTCCGTATTCTGTTTTCCAACTGATGTATTCTTCGTCAGTTAAAAAGTCTTTCATAATAGTTTCTATCGCCATGATACTCTTTAGTATATCAAGGTGGTCTTCTATATCCAGCTCAAACAATAAGCTCTCTTTTAAATCAAAGTGAAACTCTTGTAGATGCTGAACAACAACCTGATCGCACTGAGCATAGGTGAGTCGAATATTTGTTGTTGAATTTAGCATAGTTTCTCCCATTAGGTTAGTTGTCGTATATCCTAGTAATCATCCTACAGAAGTCTGAACGGACAATATCATTAGGATTAAAGAATCCAGTTATACCCATGTACTCCTGTAAATCGCTATTACTTTCATATAGTTCAACTATATCAGCTAAACCGCTAGATTTGCCCTTGGCAGCTTGCCTCAGGTCGCCACTGATAACAACTTTAGAATCCGTACCGATACGCTTCAGGAACATTTCCATTTCCTTAGGTGACGTATGTTGCGCTTCATCAAGCATTATGTAGCTATTGTCCCAAGAGCGTCCCTGCATGTACTCAAAGGGTACAACTTCTATCGTACCATTTGCTACGTACTCTTCAAAGTGACCGCTTAAATGCTTCCTAAGTACATCCGTGTACGGGACAACCCAAGCAGCCATCTTTTCTTCCATATCTCCTTTTAAGTAACCGATGGTACGACTGTCTGATATGTTAGGACGACATAATACAATCTTTCCTTCCTTTCGGTTATCTATCTTAAACTGAGCAGCTAAAGTAGCAGCTATGTACGTCTTACCTGTTCCTGCGTATCCCAATCCTATTGAGACGACTTTTTCTTTTATGGACTCTATATACTGTGACTGAGCCAAAGATAAAGGTTCTAATTGAACAGAGCCAGAGCTACTTTTCTTCTTTGCTGTCTTCGCCATCCTTTTCGCTACCTATTTGCAAAAGTACTATTTCACCTGTTTTCTTATGTGACTCTATAGCAGCCTGTACTAAGTCCATTATCTCTGATTCTTCGTCTAAAGAATGCTTGTGGATTTTAAACTCTTCGTACATAGGCGCTAGAAAAAATAAGACTACAGAACCAAGTACTGCAAGCCCTGCGGCTAACCATACTATTTCCGTAAATAACGTAAGCATCTAGTTATTCTTCCTCCCATACTGTACCCTTCTGGTACATTTGTATTGCTGTGTTTAAAGAACAATCATACGCTCTCATTATCTCTTCAAACATTTCCATGAACATCATAAGTTACTAGCCATTAACGGATAATCACTAGCAGTCATACATACCCACTGTCGCATATCTAAGAACCAACGCTTTGCTCCTTCAGATGAAGTAAGCGTCTTGCCTGCTTTAGTTAATATACGCCCAGAAAGGATAAATGGCCCTTCTATGGGTCGTATAATTATATCTATAACTGCTAAGTATCCAGCAGGAATCTTATACGACTGTGCTTTTTCTGTTAGAAAATTAGTATATACCGATACTTCCTTTTTATTCTCACATACAAGAGGCTCTTCTTTAGCTACTGCTAGTTGAGAAAAGAGTATCATAACTGCTAAAATTAAAGTTTTCACTAGTAACTCCTAGGTTTAATTAAGCAACGCCCCCCAGCTTTCAGGGAACAGTGGTTGAATAATATCACTTACTTGTTTAGCAAGCTCTTGTATTTCCACTTGGGCATTATCATCTGTTCGTTGTTTGACCATTCGTGCAAAGGCAGCTAAAGAACCAGTGACATAGTAGCTGGTGTACATACCTTGCGGTAATATCATACGTGCTTGTTCAGGCGCTATACCTGACTCAATCATCTGAAAGTAAATCTCACGCATAGTTCCACAGCCTTCTTTGTACAGCCAATCAAATTGATTCTGTGCGTCTACGTCCAATCCACTGCCTTGCTTAATGCTCCCCTCTGGACGAGAGCGCCAAGACTTAGGCTCGTAGAACTCAGGAGCATCATCCACATAACGCCTGCTGACTTCGTTACGGCTAAAACCAATCGTATGCTTAAACTCTTGACGAGCAACCACGATAGGTACTGTGTATCGAAGGGTAATCTGTGGATGACTGAAAGGTGTCCAGTGCTTGTGCTTGGCTAAATACTGTATTAGCTTCCTATCTTTTTCACTGACCTTACCTACTAGACCATCATTCCAATCAACTTCCCAATCTGATTCTTTGTCGAAACTAACTCTTGCTGCATTAACTACAGTCAGGTCAGTTCCCATGTGGTCAATATATTCTGCTTCCATTAACTAAAAAACTCCTCAAGTTTTTCCTTTGTTGTTTTACTTCCAATAATCATCTTATCAGTACTATGGTTGTACAACACAGGAATACTGCGTAAGTCATGCTCTGCGATAAACAAAGCTCCTTCTGCGCTATAGGCATCAAGCATGGTTACTTTGTCGTCTAGCCCATACTGGGATAACTGAGCTTTGAGTTGTTTACAAGCACCACAGTTTTCTCCCGTCAAAAAGGTAACGCTCATTTTATCTCCTATAAGTAAAAGTCTTCTTCAAAGTTAGTCTTTACAACTTCCTTGGCTGAGTCCAAAGCCATGTAAGCTACTGGGTGATCTAAAGAGCTATACACAGCCATTGTTCCTTCATCATCTATAGTCATAATGAAAAACTCTTTATCTGTGTGTGATGAATAACAAGCATCCAAACACTCCTTAGCCATCTCGTAGTTACTCTGCGGCTCTGGTAGGTCATTAGCGTCAATAAGTTTCATAGTTATTGTTCTCCAGCTCAATCAGCAGCTCTATGTAGTGCTTGGCTTTCTTCAAGTCTTCTATGCCGTTCTTATCTTTCCATCTGGTAATATACTTAACTACGTTACCTTCTATGAAGCCTAACTTGTTTATATGTATATACTCTATAGGTTGGATGAATGCGTCTTTGTAATGCCCACCACCTACCTGTGTATTCAACGGATTAGTCATTTAAGTCGTCCTCTTGAAATTTATCCATGTTCTTCATAAGTAAATCCTCAAACCTATCCAAGAGCATTTCAGCATTGATCTCAAGAACTTCAAGAAGCAAATCAGCGTCATACTCTCGCAGTATTTTCTCTTTTAATTCTTCGTAAGTTGCAGACATTGTATGTACTCCATCATATCTGAGCACGATTCTTCGGTAAAATATGCAAAACCTTCTTTATCGCACCATTGCCCTAACGTCATTTTAGAGCCTTTCCTCAGTTTTTTCTTAGGGTCGCTAAACACAAACACAAGCTCCCAGCCTTCTTCCTTTATAGAATCCCTTATGGAAGTATACTTCTGAGTATCGCCTACTCTAAAGAATCCCTTGGCCTCTATCAAGA